GCTCTCTGCCTTGCACTAAACGGGGGAAGTGTTCTTTCCAACTGGCTACACCAGGGCAACCTACCGCAGGTATCTGTAACATCTGAGAGATGATGAGAGTATCGAACTCTCCCTCACAGATGACCAGAACATCTGACTCAACATCTAAATCTCTCACGTTATACAGGTGCGACTTCTGCCCTGCAGGCGAGCCGTACTTTGGATTGCCTTCGTGCAATCTCCGAAACTTCCACCCTACCACCCCACCTGATAGCACGATGTATGGAATAGAAATCCATCCAGCGTAGGATTCGTGCGGTCCATACTCGGTAGTAATGACGCCTATCTGTGCGTACTCAACCGCTTCCTTAGATAGTCCACGTCCTACGAGATACGCTATTGCCTCGGGATTTTCCTGTAGCGCCGCGTGGTAACGTGAGGCCAGCCCTTTCAATAATTCCTGTTGCGATTTTGTAGGCATCACGCTTATCGACTCCCTCTTTAATCATCACGATATTGATAGCATTGCCACCCTGAGCGCAGGTGTGGCAGTAAAAAACCTGGTTGATAGTATCTATCACAGCGCTTCGTCTCTTGTCCGGATGAAGGAAGCAACGCACGCTCACGTTCCTACCCTCTCGTACCTCTCCGCCGTAATGGTTGACGATAGGGATTATCTGTAGCGACCCGGCATCGGACTTACCCTTACCTCTGGCCCTACGAAATCCCTCACTCATCACGCCTCTTCTTCTACTGGGTCCACTTCAATCTCTATCCCAGATACGTACATATCATAGGAGTTATGGTCGCCTCGCTTGAGGATACCCAAGAACTTTTGCTTAGCCTCTTCTGGTGAGTTAGCCATCAGTATTGTCTTGTACACCACTCTCTCCTTGCCCATCACTCGGTAGTGACTTATCATCTGTCTTCGCCTCCTGCTCTGGCACTAACCCGCTCATAGTTTCTGTTGTTGTTATCTCACCTTGTGGTACTGGCATATTATTCTCCTCGAATTGCTTTAGTAACTTCTCTTATAGTGTCACAATGTTCTTCATTCACACTCGGACAACGCGCCCATCCATCACGGGTGCATAGCAAATCTTCAATCTCTCGGGCTATCCGCTCACGATACTTCTGAGGTATGCAATCGCAGTAGTCCACAGTTTGGTCGCACTTATTACAGATGCCCACTACTTCTCCGTATGAAAGATGGCATCCTCAATGTGTCTCTTCAATAAACCATTGAGTCCCTTCTCACTCTGCCCTGCAATAGTTATTCCACAATCGCAAGGATAGGAATACATAGGTGGTGAATTACTATATGTCTTTTCGCTTTGCCAATTTCCTTTTCGTTCTAACATTGCTTCTCCTTTAGCCACGATTCTAAATCTTGAATGACCCACGACTTATCTATCCCGTGGTTGCGTCTCTTCACTACAACGAAGGCAGGAGGGACTTCCCCTAGTCCTCTTGCCTTCGCATAGTTCTTCGCCTCCGTTATGGCTTCATCCCAGAACGCAGGCAAATCTATTTTCTTCCGGTTCTTCAACTCTAGAATATAGGTCTGACCTGCGACAATACAGTACAGGTCTCCCTCATCCTTAGCCCCGGCTTTAGTCAGACGCTCAGCGATAACACCTTTATCGCGTAACCATTTCATTACGCCAGTCTCAAAGAGACTGCCCTTACGTCCGTTCTTGTTCGTCATTAGTCCTCGTTGTTGATTCGGTCAAGGATATTCTCAATAGAACCGTAGTCCTTCTTGAGTTGCCAATAACTAAAAGCATTGACCGCCCACTTGATTCCTTCATAGACTGCTAGGACAGCAATGCCTGTCCAAAATATTTCCCAATTCATTATACGACTCCCGCTATGGCGCTGTTTCTATACGCCCTGCCTTGTGCGTCAGCGTCTCCTATTTGGCAGGTTGAATAATTAACATACAGTTCTGAATACATCGTGCCATCGGCAGCGTGTGGTCCAAACCTGTTCTTTACTGCAGCGACTTTGAGGATAGAATCACTCGGATTAAATCCCAGTGTGAGTATCATCGAAGGTAACTGACTTATCTTGCCGTGGATAGCCCGACGGGGTGGAGGTGCATCCGCCTTCCCGAACTCGCTTTGCTCCGACGTATGGTGGAGCACAAGTACGCACGCCTCAGTGGTACGAGCAAGGTGGTGAAACTCAGTCATAATCGCACGTAGACCAGACCATTCATTCTCTTGCTCAGCAACGACATTCGATAGGTTATCCACAACAATAAGTTCCGGAGGATACCCGTAGAGTTCGACGTAAGCCTTTACCTCTAACTCAATATCATCCAGCGTAGGTGATGGGTCAAAGACCCAACGGATATGATTCATTTGCAATAACTGGTAGCGATAGAACTCTGGTGTTAACTCCAGGTTCTGCTCCACCATTATCTGTGTGTGCTGTGTCTTGTGCGCTGCAGAGCGCAGAGCCACAGTCGTAGCGTCAGTATCAGCAGAGAAGAACAACGTAGGTACATTGGCCTTTGCTGCGTAGACCAGAGCAAACATTGACTTACCAGCATTTGGTTGCGCTGCAACCATACAGACTTGTCCTCTACGGAACTTCATCTGATTACCGGCGAGCGCTTTCCAGACATCAGGTAAGGGAACGGCCTTAGCCTGAGTGCCTTGCCACGCTCTTTGTAAATCAATCAAGGTTATACTCCGGAAGTCTTAGTGAAATGCCTGCGTGCTTACGTAGTTCTCTACGTTGCCGCTCAGTAGTACCTGCCCAGATACCAAATCCTTCGTGGTGTACTGCCCACTCCAGACATTCAGACCTATGAGCGCAGCCACCACAGATGTTGCGTATAGTTTTCAACGCATAGTCTGAGTACTGAAAAGCCTCATATAGGTCAGGATAAAAAATCTCTGTGTCGAGACCCCTACACGCGGGGTCCTCGAACTGTGATGGCTCTCGCACCTTTATACGTTCTTAACACCGACAGCCTTACACTTTCTCCCTGTATAGTCTTTTGGTGCAGCGCAGAGGAATCCACCTTTACGTGTGCCTGGATTATCTCGGTCATCCCACTCACGCCAATTCATATTTCCGTGAGCGCAAGCAGGTGCAACTCCAGTAGCAGTAGGTGTTACTGGCTTGATAGGAGTAACAGTCGCTGTTGCTTCGGTTGGCACTGGAACGCTTGGACGATTGACTTGCGCTACTCCACGTAGCATCTGTGATGTCTGTGCGACAATCGGGATGATGTTCTGCAAGCCCTGCAGTTGTGCTGCTGCATCTGCATCGTCGGTGGCGTATATGTTAATCATATCGCCATCCTTCTCCCACTTAAAGTTAATCTGAATCTTGGTTGATTCATTCGCTGCCATCTGTATTTCCTCCGCTTTCGTTGATTGATTTAACTTCTAACCGCATTGATTCTTTTCCTACTTTGTATGGAATAAACCCTAGTAGTTTTTCCACCTCATCGGAATCCACTGTACGCCTACCAGCAACTGGTGTCCAGGTTATCTGAATACCTTTCTCTGTGACGCCGGTGTACCCCTCAAGGTGGGACTTTAACGATTCCTTTTCCTTTGTCAAGATTTTAATTTCATTGTCGACTTGTAGATATTTTTCTGACTGTTGGGCTACGGTCAACTCCTTAATCAAGACCGTAGGTGCGTTCTCTTTTTTTAGACCAACGCATCCAACCTCGCCGGTGGCATCGTAATACTTGCAGAAGTTACTGCAGTACGATACGGCGTCTTTCTCTGGAGCCGGTGGTTCTGTCATTAACTTGATGTCTGCAAGCCACTGGAGCGCCTCTAAGGCGATGGCCTCATCGTATGGCTCCTTGTGCATAATCACATCTCGTTCGTCCCCATCGCGGCTGATAGCCACCAATGCGACGTGTTCTACCGGCATCTTCCGGCCGTGTGTCATTAGGTACCCGTAGGTCTGGACCTGCCAGCGTTGCTGCTGGCTAGGGAAGTAGGACAGGGTTCTGGCCTTGACCGTCTTCCAGTCCACAATAGTCTTGATGCTCGGGATGTAGCAGTCTACGTGGGCTTTCATCCCATTGTAGGCAACCTCTGTCTCCAGCATAAACTTCTCGCCCTCTGGGTCAGCCAGTGTCAGAGCCTGTTCTATCTCTGTGTGGATGGCAGTACCCATAATGGCGCTAAGTTTCAGGTCGTCGTGGTTAGTGACCGGCTGTGAATTGAGCCGGTAGTACACTTTCCGGGCGCACGAACCCAGTTCCGATGGTCCTATCTCTGGCTGTAGAGAGCGGGCTTTGCCCGCGTCCTTGTTCCGG